ACAGGAGATACAACCGATTGTTATGAAGTCATTTCTTATACTTCTGAAACTTCAAGAGACGGTATTTCAAATAACTATGAGGATTGTTTAGAATGTTATCAAAATGAGTTCACAGGTGTTGTTTTTTCATCTTGTACCGATAATAATGATAGTGTTATTTTAACCGCATCTACGGCATCTTTAACATTTGTACCTGACCCAAGTTCAACGTATTACTTAACGTTATCAGGAACATCATTAGAATATACAGGTTGTTTTACTTTTGTTGAGTTTACAAATAATGATGATCAATATGTAATAACTAATGATGTTTTAGAATATACATCATGTTACAACTGTCGAGTGGTTAACATCCCTACAAGTGCAGGAACCGTTTACTACGATTGTAGAATTTGTGACACTGTTGCAACAACGATAACTGTTCCACACCCTGTTTACTCTAACCAATACGGTCAAGATGTTACTCAATTAAACGCTGTCCAATTAGGAGGTACTTACGGATTAAATAATTAATATGAGAAATTTAGATTCAATCATTAAAAAGGTTATCAGAGAAAGTCATGGTGAACATTCTCAAAGATATATGTTCTTTTCAAATTTAGAACAAATGAGAAGACAATGTGATCTTCTTTTAGATTTAGATAGAGATATGATAGAACAAATATTGGACAATGGTCACGATTGGGCTCAGGACCATATTGCTGAAGCAAAGAACAATATGGATCAAGTATTTGATTTCTTAATGAATGAATCCAAATCTGAAGGTATGGAATTATCTATGAATATTGACGATAAGGATATGGTCATGATGGAGGGTAGAAAAAAAACAGGCACAAAACTTTGTGCTAGAGGTAAAGCATCTGCAAAGGCAAAATATGACGTGTACCCTTCAGCTTATAGTAATGGTCACGCTGTGCAAGTGTGTAAAGGTAAGATTAAAGGGCTTGACGGTAAAAAACATTGTTCAGGAGCTTATTGTTAATTTTTTTTAGAAAATTTTTTTAATTGGAATATGTTTCTTACATTTGTAAAAACTAAAACAATTAATTATGTCTTTATCTCGTTTACTACAACGTATTAAATTAAAAATGATTATCTCTATTAAGAGAAAGAACCATCCCCACGATGACGAGGTTAAATCTTATGAGAAAACTTGCTTCAAAATTTGTCTCAAATTAGTTTCTCACCACGATACTGAATTTATGATCGCACCTATGTCAGGTAAGAGATACCTTAAGAATGATTTATTAGGGATTTTTATTATCTGTTATGATAATCGTGTAGAGATCACTAACCATACTTACAGCTACAATGTTCGATTAACAGGTCGTGATTGGGAACGTCTTATGTATATTTTTGATACTGAAACTGAGAAGAGACGTTTAAATACTGAAAATCAAATATCTTCACAGATTAACAACACACTTCACGACGTTTTAGAACGTATTTCTAATCTCTGATAGTATATTACCTACTATTTGGTCTAAAGACTCCTTACGTGGTTTGTATGAGGTCATAACGGGTTTTTGTCCCTTACCTGTTTGTGGGTCTTTTTTCTCCGCAGTTCTTTTTTGTTGACAAGCGGCTTTTTTAGCCGAATCACTCATCTTACCTGCAACTCCTGCCGCTCTACATTTAGGGTACGCACCTTTAGATGTATCAGGTCGTCCACAAGGGGGGTGTTTTCCGTCGACTTTACGACAAATGTTAACCCAAGGACCTTTTGGTTGTGAGGATCCTTTAGGTTTCTTTTTTGTACCAAACCAAACCGCAAGATCTTCTTTAATTGGTTCTTTCTTTTTTTTCTTATTTTTAAAACTTTTGTACCATTCTATTGGGTCCGTAATAATTTCACCATGTGATTGCACTCTAATTTCTTTTTCAGATGGTACATCATAAGTCGGTACCTCAAAGTCATGACCTTTTCTTGGTTCCCATCCACCTATAGTTTTTCTAACATTACCTTTTACATTTCTTATGTTGGTATCATTGTTCATAGGTGTATCCGCCTTAATTTTAAATGCCCCTAACTCAGAATCAATCCATTTTCGTAATCCTAACTCCTGTGGTCCACTATATTCACCAGCAGTTGTACTTGAATGGATTTCATAAATGACATTAGGTTTAACCTCTACCCACTCATTGTATTGTACTTTTTGAGTGAATGGTTGCATTTTTTCTTTTATATTGGGATTAAATCCATCATCCATAAATTGGTTTATTGGGTTACCGTCTTCATCAGAAAATGTTGAGTATGGGTTATGTTTTATGTAGTCTTGAATTTTTGCTGCGGTCCTCTCAAGTTCAATAATTTGTTTTATTCTTAAATCCCAAGTATGGTCATAACTATCATATTGAACTAAAGGACTTTTATATTTAGAAACGGATTGAGTATATGGTTGTAAAGATTCCCCTGAAAATGGTCTAAGACCTGGTTGCATTGGGGCGATATATGCTCCTCTACCCATACCACCATCACTTGACGCTTCTTTTATTACTTTAGAAATAATTTGATTTAACATTATATTTTGTTATTATTTAATAAATATCGTCATTAACAAAAATGGAACAAGAAACTAACTATGGTGTTGTATTTGGTACAATACCTCTTATGAGTGAAGAACATTTGGATCTCATATTAAGTACTATGGATAAAGAACACGCCTTATACTATTTGGTTGAGTCGGTTAAAAGTGCTTATAGTAAGGGAGTTTTCACAATTGGTGAAACTGAAATTATCTCTAAATCTATTAGAGTTTTATTAAAAGACCCTATTTGATTTTCGAATATTCTCATCACCCCACATCGGTTGAAGGTTATCTAATGACCAACATTTCATAAATTCACCGTCACCCATCTCCTGTATATTAAATGATGTGATAGGTAATTTATGGTCAACATGCCACACCCCGTAGTTATCCCAAGTCATATCATCATTGAATTGTTTTTCTAAATGTGTTATTAGTTGTTCAGGTGTGTATTGTAGGATATCAAAATAGTGTTTGTTTTTCTCAACATTACTTTCTTTTAATACCTGATATATTGCGGTTCTGAAATTACTGATTAGTTTATAGAGGGGGTCAGACGATTTACGATTTCTTTCGTAATCACGTTTGGTTTCTCTCCACTTATCAACATTTTCAGTTCTCCATTTTTTATGGTACTCTGATAAATGTTCTCTATTTTTTTCAGACCATATTTTGTGTTTTAATGATAGATGTTCTTTATTGGTATCTCTCCATTTTTTATCTGCAATTTTCTTTCCACCAATAAATCTTCTTCCTGACGGACCCATAACAATACCATTTTCTTTTAATATTCTTAAAATTGTTGGCTTACTAACTCCTGTTTTTTCAGCGATAGTATGAGACCCTAAAAGGTCTTCATTATACATTTTAAGTATATTTTTTAGTTCTTCTTCTGTTGGTATAAATTTTTTCATATAATATAAATATACAACAATTATACCAAAAAACCTACTATTAAAAATAAAAAAATAAAAAAAGGGACAATTTCTTGTCCCTTTTGTAGTATTCTTTAAGATTTTGATTATCTCAATTCTCTTAAATCGAATGTACGAACACCATCTACGGTAACGCGACCGTAAAAGCGATTGTTCACCATTTTTTTCGCGTATCTGGTCATAATACCTTTGATTGGCGTAAAGTTGAATGGATTGTACATTGTAGGTGTTAATTGTAGAGGTACGTACGGTGCGTAGATGTAACCTGTGTCTAACAATGATGTTCCTTTGTGACCAATTAACACTTGGTTAGCTGGGAAGTAAGGATCACGGTAAACTTGGTAACGACCTGCTAATGTACCAACTCTTTCAATACCCATGTTGTACTGATCTTGCTCAGGAGCCGCGTTAGATACGTGGAAGTATTCTAAATCGTCAAAGATTGCAGAAACCTCAGATGAAACAACGATCCAGTTAGCACCACCTCTCAAAGTAGATTTGTGAATTTGTGCAGACAATTGGTTGATTGCTGTAATCAATGTTTGGTTCCAGTCTTTCTGAGTGTAAGAAGCTTGGTTGTTAATTCTTCTCCATCCGTTGTAGTCCCAACGTAAGTTCCAAGCCGCACCTTTTCTAAGGTCACGAAGGATCTCACGGTCGATCTCAGCCGCAACTTGCTCTGACAACAATGCCGTCAATTCAGCTTCAGCGTCGATGTTGTGGAATGCCGCAACGTCTTGAGCTAATTCAGGTGACCATTGTGCTCTTAGTTTTCTTTCTGTTACAGAAACAGTTACAGACTCAAGGTCAAAAGAAACCTCACCAATTTGGTCAGCGAATTCTAAATCAGCATATCTTCTATAGATTGCAGTGAATGAACCACCAGAAGTACCTGAGTAAATAGTAGTACCTGTGTAACCATCTAAAGATGTTGCGTCACAGTCAGCACATACTGGACAAGATAAATCAACTTCTAAGTAGATACAACCTTCTACGTCACAGATATCGTAGTATGAACCACCGTTACCTGCGTTACCTGCTGTTGGGTATCTATTAGTGTTGAATTGTGTTTGTGCTTGTGTACCGTATTGTACAATTCCTTTACCGTAGATTTGAGTTACAACTCTAAACAATAGAGGAACGAAGTTACCAGCAGAGTTTTTGATTACGTTACAAGGTGTAGTATCGGCAGAGATAGCTGAAGTACCGATGATTTTCAAGTCAGACAAGAATGATTCTGAATCCATCTCTTGACCATCAGGTCCGATCAATTTACCTTGACCTGCAGTTGCGAAACCACACATTTTGATGATTTGTTTTCTTACACCAACACCTGTATTAATAGATGTAGAATCAACTAAGAAACCATTAGACCATTGTTGTGTGTAAGTTGGTGATGTGATCGCAGTCCAAGTACCTTTAGAGTAGTCGAACAATCCTGGAGGATCTAAACCTGCTTCGTTACCTTCGTAGAACAAGTCATAAAGGTTTTTAGAATAAGGATATGGTCCAGCCGAGTAACCTTGTTGTGGATTGTTTTCACCAGCATTTACCGCTTCTGGAGAACCGATTGGTGCGTAGTGCTCACCACCTGTAGGTTGACCTGTTGCAGGATCATAAGCTCCAACATAACCATTTTGGTATCCTTGGATTTTAGGTACGAAGTAGAACAATTTACCGATAGGTAAGTTCATTGCTTGTACAGATACGATATCGTTAGCCAATAATTTAGAGAATACACGTCTTACGATAGGGAAAACTACAGTTTCGAATGCTCCGTTTGAACCTTCTCCTGTTGCTTCGTTAATCAAGTGTGACGCTTGGTTCTCATATAATTGAGCCACGTTTTCTTTTAAGTGACCTTTAAGACCTTCCAAAAAGCCTAATTTGTCCCATTTGTTAATTGTGTCTTCTTTGATAACTTTAAGGTGTTTCAACCCAATGTTACCTACAAGACCTGATTCTAATAATGCTCCCATTTTTTTGGTTTTTTATTATTTGTTGTTTATTGTTTATTTTTAATTAATTTTTGACATCAAATCTTTCATTCTTAAGAATTGTGGATTCTCATATGTCTTAGATTCGATCAAGTTCGCTGCTGATCCAGAAGCTGGAGTTTTAACAGTTTTTTCGATTGATTCCGTAATTGTTTTTTCGTTAGAAGTTGTGTTTGTTAATTCACCTTTAATTGATCTATAAAGATTTTTAGATTCTTTAAGAGAATCAACTTCGTCAAATCTTCTAAGGATATTTATTTTTTCTTGTTTAGTTGTTGAATGTTCAGTAAACAATCTTGTAGCGTAAGCCAAGTTAGAGTTAAACACCGCAACTTCGTTTAACTTAGTTCTAAATACGTCAAGAGCTTTTTTGTATTCTTCGTTTCTTTCTCTCAACATTTCTACTTCTTCGTTAACTTTTCTTGTGTTAGGTCTTTGTCTAATTTCTTCTCTGTTTACGTTTTGGTTAAAACCTTTTCTGTTACCAACTTTGTTAGCTCTAGCGTAACTGTTAATTCTTACAGCTTCTTTAGTCTCTTCTTTTTTAGCGACAACTTTTTTGTTAGGGTTTTTTCCCATGTTTTCACCTTCTTTGTATTCAAACTTCGCTTTTCCAGTACCTACTGATTTTGGACCTTCTTTTCTTTTTTCGTTGAATCCTCCACTCATGTTAGGTTTTTTGTTGTACTTGAATTTAGAAGGATTTCCCATTCCAACTCCTTTTGGTTTCATTTTAGATTTAAGAGCTTCCATGATGTGATCTTCTAAATTACTCATAGACCCTTCTTCCATCTCTTCATCTTCGTCGTCAAAGTATTCTTCTTCATCTTCGTCGTCAGAATATTCTTCATCCTCATCTTCGTCTTCATCATCAAAACTAAAATCTGAAAAATCTTCATCCTCATCATCTTCGTCTTCATCATCAAAACTAAATCCTGAGAAATCTTCGTCTTCATCTTCGTCTTCATCATCGAACGATAATTCTTGAAAATCCTCATCTTCGTCTTCGTCCTCGAACTCAACTTCATAAAGAGTTTCAGTGGATCCCATAGAATCTCCTTCACCGAATTCAAAATCTTTACTTGATAAATCATCACTACCTTCTTCCATGTAAGACTCTTCTAATTGGATTAGATATTCATCTTCTCCGTCTTCTAAATGAACCATATCATTTTCTTTTTTCACGATTATTCCGTCTTCATCACCCATAGCTTTGAAAACTTTCAAAACCTCTTCATCGGATGCACCTGTAAGATCTACAGTTTCATCTTCAGCATCAAACTCTTCCTCGTCACCCATGTCGAATTCCATGTCTCCCTCTTCAGAATCCATTTCTTCTTCGTCACCCATGTCGAATTCAGTGTCATCAACTTCAACCTCATCCTCAGCACCTGCATCTTCGATGTCAAAGTCCTCTTCTTCATCTTCAACCTCCGCTTGTTCATTAAGAGATTCTTTTACCAATTCTTTGATTTCTTCCTTCATAGTTGAACGAAGTACTCCTTTTACATTCTCTTGTAGAGCCTCTTCCAAATTTCGAATTTGTAAAAGAGCTTCCTCTACCGTGTTTTTATTGTTTTCCATATATTTTTATAGAGTTTTCAAATAAATATCACCATAATCCAAAAAATTATTATTTATGACCATTTAAGACAAAAAAAAATGGGAATAGACATTTTTGTCCATTCCCATTTTTTAATAATTTTTAACGATTTTTAGTCGATTACTTCATCGATTTTACTTTCGCTAATAGAAGTGATTCTCCAATCCATCGAATAATTTTCGTAAACTTTAGTTACCTTTGCTTCAACGTCTGTTGGACTATATCCACGAACCAATTTTTCTTCTCTAGTTTTTTTTACTTTACCTGACTCGTTATCTACCATGTCAGTCGTGATTTTTGCCACAAAATACTTTTCATCCATATCTTAAATTTTATTTTAAATAATCGGACAATCTTTTCATTAAGTCAAGAGAAGCGTTACCTGATTCGCCAACATGAAGGTCAACATTTCTTTTATTTTCCTCCTCAAGATTTTCTTCGTATTTCAATCTATCATCAGGATTTAAGAATAAGTAAGCTCCAGGTGTGGATGGTGAAGATACAAGGTCAAAACAAATTAACTCAAAATCTTCTTGTACTTCATTTTGTTCACCAACTTTTTTAAGTGAGCCCACACCACGAGAAGATATACCTAAAGTAACCCCTTGACGTAGATAATTGGCGGCTAAATCTCCTTTAGTTGATACAATTCCTCTTTCGTGGAATCCTGGACTTGTAAGTAATCTTAACTTACCTAATAATACAGGTCCCTCCCACCATATATCTGTAATTGAGTGTGATACTCTATCTAAGTCAATTAAAGATGATTCAGGGTGATTTAACTCAGAAAGAGCCGTTCCCTTTTGGATCATCTTTTTATAGTTATCAGCCTCTCTCTTTAATATTTTTTCAGGGTATACTCTTCCATTTCTGTTAGGTGTATTGTATTTCTGTAATACTGCGTAGAATTCAAAAGGTTTAGAATAATCTAAGAAGTTTTTATTTTCTCTGATTAGTTCTAAATTCCTACCTTCACTAGGGTTGATATAACCCGCATCATATTCAATCAATATACCACGACCCGTATCTCTCGGACCTAATATTTTCATATCGTTCATAGAATGTTTTATCAATAAATACTAAACTATTTGTGTTTTTGTTTTTATTACTCGAGTATTACCATTTTTAGTCAAATAAAATTTGAAATGTTCGTTCTTATTGAATACGTCTGAATAGACACTTTGAATTAAAGATTTGATTTGTTTTTTTAATTTTGGGGATTTGAAGTCCATATGTTCTTTAACATATAAGTTAACTTCTAAATTCATAAATGATTTCTTTTTTACTTGTATACCGCTAGTTCTAAGGTCTAAGTCTACTATGAATTTATCGTCGAAAAGATCTCGGTTTAGGTGTTCGTATACTGAGTGTTTAACTCCTCGAGACATATTGAGGACGACTCGGTTCCAATTTTCGACTTCTTTTTTGGGTTCTACCCAAGTTTGGATGTTTAGATAAATTGATTTAAGGTTTGTTGAATCAATGGTTCCGTACTGTGATTTGAATGTACGAAAACCAGTTAATTTGTTGGTTTTCCCTTTTTTCATATAAATTTTTCATGTTCAATCGTTTATTTTTACTAATATTAAACAAAATTTATATTTATATCAAATAACAGAATTTTTATGCTAATTGTAAATGTGGATAAGAGGGGTATTGAGAAAGCCCTAAAAGAACTTAAGAGTAAAGTGATTAAAACCAAACAAAATAAAAACTTATTTGATAGAAAAGAATTTGTTAAAGAGTCGGTGAAAAAAAGAAAAGAAATTCAAAAAGCTGCTTATATACAAAAACTCAAGTCCTCCAATTAAAGGTTTTCGTTTAATCTTTTGATTTTGTAATAATTCACTTCATTAAAAGATTCTGTGGTAACTTTTTTGATTACCTCATCGATCTTACCTAAAGTTTCAGAATCATTTTCAGATTTTTTAGTTTTCTCCAATTTCGTAATCACATCCTCTTTTATTTTATTGTAGTTCTCAACCAAAGTTTCTTTAGGTGTAGACAATAAAGTTTTTAATTCATTTTGTTCTGACTCGTTAAGTTCAGATATGTGATTATTAATTGTTTTGTTTGCGATATTCACCAAAGATTTCATAGATACATTAGAAATTAAATTTTCCAAT